GAACCTTCGACCAGCTCGAAGCATGGGCACCCGCGTCGAACGCGGCGATCTTCGCAAGTCGCCAACTTGAGGTGCGCAGCGATCAGATCCGCCGACAGGATTCGGCCGGTGTCACATGGGGCACGCCTTCCTACCAGGGGCAATACTGCACAATCCCGCCGGCCGGACCGGAGAAGGGCATCACCCGCATCCTGGTCAAGGACTCGCGCGATCCGCGCAACGATGCCGGTATTGACGACATCGCGGCAAAACTCTTCGTGCAGCCGCGCTACCTGATCGCACCGCCCACATGATCGGCGAGCCCTCAACGGAGCTCGCGGTCTCGTTGCTCAACGCAGACGGCAGCGTCGGCGGCCGGCTCGGCGCCGATGAGGAAGCCGTCGCCGATATCCCGAAGGGACTCGGTTTCTCGACCTCGGATCCGGGCGGTTTCAAGGACGCGACGATGTCGCTCGCCCGAGCAATCGCCGAGTCCTATCCCGACACCGAGATTCTGCGACCAATCCGCATCTATGGCGAAGGCGAACGGACGGCATGGGAGGGCCGCCTTCACGAAACGCCGCATCATGCCGCGGCCGATGAAGACGAAGTGCCCGGCGCGGTCGGGCACGTGGCAAGGCTCGATGATGACCCGAGCTTCGCGGAGATTTATCTTGACTCGGACCTGAGCGGATGGGGGCCGCCGAGCCTGCAACGAATCAGCGAATTGCAAGCGCCGGGGGCGTGGCACGTTCAACCCGATCCGCAGGCCACCTACCAGGACACGAGCGGAAACCTGCCCGGCATCGCGTGGATCTTTACCAATCTGCCCAATGGCATTTCCGGGAATGAAGCGTGGTACTACGGCGGCGGGGTGGACATCGGCCGGCTGCTCTACAACTTCCGCGGCCTGGTCGAAGCCGAAACCTGGCAGACCCAAGCGCTGCTCGCCAACTTCAGCGACACGAACTTCGCGGCCGGCACATTCGATATCTCGGCCAACTACAAAAACAACCCGCTTCAGACTCAGAAAGAACTCGCCGCCACCGCCGCCGGCCGCAAATACGCCTCGCTGATCGTCGCTTTCACCAACGCCGGGGCGGCGAATCCGGCCTACAACGCTAAGACGATGTTCGAGATCCCGAAGGTAATGGGGCGCCACGGCCTGACTCTTGCCGGCGCGTGGCCGAACGTCGGGGTGCTCGGCAGCGACGTGATCGCCGACATCGTGGGGCGCGCGGCGTCCGACCTGCAATTCACCACCGGCGCGGGCGGCACCATTCAGCCGTCGACCTTCGCGATCCCACACCTCGTCTTCAAGGAAGGCGTAAAGGGATCGGACGCGATTCTCGCCACGAACGCCTTCCACTACCGCTCATGGGGCGTCTATGAGGACAAAACCTTCTTCTGGCGCCCGGCCACCGAATACCGCAAACGGTGGCGCATCCGTCGAAGTAAAGCTCACGGTGTCGACCTCCTCGGCCCGCAAGCCGAGGATGCCTATAACGGCGTGGTCTGCACCTTCACCGACCCGAGCGGTGTGACCCGCGTCATCGGGCCGACCGGCTGCCCGACGGCCTACGCGACCTCCCCGGCGCTCGAAGACACGAGCGCCACGAACCCGGTCAACCTGGCCGGCATCCCGCGCAAGTGGGCAGAACTCAAGCTCGGCTTCGTCACCACGGTCATCGGAGCGATTCAGGTCGCGGCCGCGTGGCTCGCTGACAAACTCCTTAGCGCGAGGTCGCGCGGCTCGGTCGTCGTTACCGGCCTGGTCGAAGACGACGCGACCGGCGCCCTCTATCCGGCGTGGTGTATGCGCGCCGGCGATTCGGCCATCGTCACCGACGGCGACAACATCGAGCGCGGCATCATCGAGACCACCTATGACCACGACTCGCGGACCTGCTCCGCTTCGATGGATGCGACCCCGCACAAGATCGATGCGCTGATGGAGAGGATGGGCGTTGTCCTCGTCGGCGTGACCGGCTGACGGTGCCCGTAGGATTCGCGAGATGGAGGCCGGTGCCGGACTCGAGCGATGGCGCGGCGGCGTCGACAAATGGATTGAGGGCACCGACAAACGCCTCGAACGAGGCGACGCCCGGATCAAGGAAATCGATGACCGGCAAGACGAACTCGACCGAGAAATGACACGAGTGACGACGAAAATCGGCCTCGCGGCGGCCATCGGCTCGGTCGTCGGGGGCGGTATCGTCACCCTCATCCTGGCCTTCGCAACAAAGGCACTCGGCGGATGAGCGAACGCCGCCGTGACCAACCGCTCTTCCGTCGCGACATGCTGCGGCTCATGTTCGCCGCCGCTCTAGTGCTCATCGGGGCGGTCGTGCTCGCCCTGATGCTGCGCGGCAAGACGACCGAACGGGAACAGGCAACCGAGCAGGCTCAGAGCACGGCGAACAAGGCGCACGTTGAAGCGAAACGAGCGCACCATCAGACCAAACGCATCGCCGGCTACCTGCGCGGCGAACGCGGATTCCCCGGCGCCCCGGGCGGCCTCGGTCCGATGGGAGAACGCGGCCTCGCCGGTCTGATTGGACCGGAAGGTAAGGCCGGTCTGATCGGGCCGCCAGGTCCGGCAGGAGAGACCGGAGCTCCCGGCTCACCCGGCTCACCCGGCCCTGCCGGGCCGGAAGGAAGCGTGGGGAGTGCCGGGCCCGAGGGCGAAAAGGGTGACCGCGGTCCCGAAGGGCCGCCAGGACCGGAAGGGGCGCCGGGACCGCCCGGCGAACGCGGTCCCGAAGGTCCACCGGGACCGCCGGGGCCAGAAGGGCCGCCAGGGACGCCGCCAGGGACGCTCACGTGCGTCGAAGCCTCGCCGGGCGTCTTCACCTGCACACCCGCCTAGAGCGTCCGAGAGGGCGCGCTAGGCTTCTCGCGGTGTCAGAGAACGGCAAGCTGAAGCCTTCCGAACTCGCCGCGATACCGGGCGGCGAGCTCTCCGTCTCGGCCGCGGCGGGGTGGAACGCTCACGGTGGGCCCGCAGATGCCGGCCTGCGACCCGAGGGGCCCGAGGGCAGCTATCGCGACATCGCCGGCCAGGAAAAGACGTGGGCCGCCTACAAGGCCGGCGGTCCGCTCGCCGCCGAAGTCGGCACCTCGCTTCATGGCGAGGGCGTCTGCGTCGACCTGAAGGAACCGTGGATGCGCTCGTGGATAGACGAGCACGGCGCGACCTATGGATGGGCGAAGACCGAAGCCTTCAGCGAGTGGTGGCACGTGAACTTCGTCGGCGGTGTCAGCTTCCCGAGCTTCGAGACCCTGAAGCGCGGCTCGAAGGGCCACCGCGTCAAGCACTACACGCGCCGGCTCGCCTTCATCCACCACGCCGACGGCGGCGCCTACCTGGCGCGGGCGCCCGGGCGCTTCGGCTCGCGCGTCGAGCGCGCGGTGCGCGAGTTCCAGCGCTCCTACCATCTCCACGTCGACGGCGAGATAGGGCCGAAGACCGGCGCCAAGATCGACGGCGTCTTCCATCGCCAGTACCACGAGCGCCACGCGCCGAAGAAGGGGCACCGATGAAGTGGTCGCTGCTATGGGCGGCGCGGTTCGTCTCGAAGTGGGAGGGCTGGCTTCCTCACGCCTATCTCGACACCATCGCGAGCCCGGCCGTCTACACCATCGGCTTCGGCCATACCGGCTCTGACGTCTACGCGGGCGAGCACATCACGAAACGCGAGGGGCTTCGCCTGCTCACCGCCGACCTGCGCAGCGCGGCGCGGGCGGTGCGCGACAACATCCATGTGCGGCTCAGCGTCCGACAGCGGATCGCCCTCATCAGCCTCGTCTTCAACTGCGGGCCCGGCGCCGTCGTCGGCTCAACCCTCGCCCACAAGCTCAACGCCCGCAACTACAAGGGCGCCGCGGAGTGCTTCCTCGAATGGGATCACGCCGGCGGGGTCGTGGTCGAAGGCTTGAAGAATCGCCGCGAGGCCGAGCGGTGGATGTTCCTGCACTCGAAGAAGAAGGTCACGCCCGTCCACACTCACACGAAGGGATCGCACCGATGAAGAAGAAGATCGCTCAGCGCCCGACCGAGGCGCTCACCGGCGTCGCGCTCGGCACCGCTCTCTACGGCTTCCTCACGCAGGACGGCGTCACCGGCATCGTCGCCGCCATCGCCGGCGCCGTCGTCGCCTTCGGGCCCGCCGTGGTCTCGGAGTTCGTGGACGCGGTCCGCGGCTAGGCCGGGAAGTCCCGCGGCCATCGCAGCCTGATCGCGACGATGGTCTCGTCAGCGAGGCGGGCGAGGGCCTGCGTGGTGGCGAAGCTCATCCGTGCGTAGTCGGAATCGACCGAGCCGTGAAGGTCGACGCGCAGCATGTGCAGGAGGAAGACGACCTCTTTCGCGCCCTCGAGCTCCTCCACGACTTCTTCCGCGGTGAGCGCGGTGAGCCACGGCACCGGCTCGCCGGGCGGCGGCACCTCGAGCCGCGGATCCTCATTCGCCGCGACCCGGACGATCCTGCCGGCGCTCGGCTTCGGCGGCTGCCACTTCGTGTCGATGATGAAGGCGCCGTAGTCGTGCTCGGGGCGCCGGCTGATGCCGAGGATCCCCGGGCACTCGTCGCTCATCGAGCGCAGGATCGCTTCGGAGTCGATGTAGCGGATCATGGAGACTCCTGACCTTCCTCTCCGCACCCGGAGCAGTAGATAGACGGACCCCAATCGCCGAGCCGGCGGTAGGTGGTCGGAAGCCATTCGGCCATCCATCGGTGCGGGATGACCTCGGCCTCCTCGGGACACGGTTCCCAACCGGGACCGTCTTCGCTCGGCACCCGTTCGCTGCCCTTGCAGCGGCAGGCGCTCGAGTGGGTGACCTCGCGCGCGGGGCACTCCTCGTTCGGGCAGGTCACCTCCACCATCACGGCCATCAGCCGGCCCGCTTCCTGGCGGCGACCGCGGCGAGATGGCGCTCATGGATGTCGAGCAGTTCCCCGGCGCAAACCACGATGTCGGCCGCGTTTTCCTCCCACATCGGATCCGAGCTCAATAGTAGGTAGGCCGACCAATGGAACGGCCGCTCGGCCGCGGGCGGGGCGAGGTCTCCGACCACTCGCCAAGCCTCGAGCCGCCGGTCCTGGTCGGCGTCGGTAACGGCGGCCACGGCGGCATCGCTTATCGCCTGGTCGGCGTCCGAAAGTAGACGCGGCGCCTTCGTCATCGCTATCCCTCCTTCACTTCGTCGTGGTGCGGATACGATTCCTGCCGCGGCGCCGGCGGGTGAACGCCGGCGCCGCACCCTTCGTCCCTTAGTCGCGCTCGGCGGCGGTGAGCTCGAGCGTCTTCTCACCGTCGGGCGCCTCCTCGCCGTACTTCAGATGCTTCGAGCCGACGAGCTCCTTCAGGCGGCTCTTCACCTGGTCGACTGTCTGCTCGGGCCAAAGATTCGCGATCACCCGCCCGCCGTAGTTGTTCGCGAGCTCGGTCGCCGTGCGCGGCGCCGGTTCGATGGTCACGAGTTGCAGCACCGCCGTCTGCTCGGCGGTGAGCTCTTTCTTTTCGGTCTTCTCAGTCGTCATCGTCCCTCCTCGGGGATGTAGGTCAGCTTGGCCGGCGCATCGTCGCACCGGCATCGGTCAAGTGTTACCCCTTCTCGCGATCCTCGGTCGATAGCACGACGCGAGCCCGGATGCCCGGCGCCGGTGCTGCCCAAATCACTCCCTTCACGACGAAGGCCTTACCGCTGATGTCATCTGCCCATTGATCGCCGCCGTCGTCGGGCGCCGCGATCCGGTCGAGCACAATCTCCTCACCGATACACGGCACCCGCGCGCACTCGATGTTCACCGAGCGGGTGTCGGGCAGGATGACCGAGCAGCGGGTCACGATTTCTTCCCTTTCGAGGTCCGTTTTTTCCCGGCCTTCTCCCGGGCTTCGCGCTCGCGCTTCTCCTCGGCCGATTCACCCGCCTCGGCCTGCGCTTCTTCGTCGCGTTTCGTCTCGGCCTCGGTCTCGGCCTCGTCGTCGTGGATCGACTTCAACGCCCGGATCGGCGCCAGGGCGGCGACCGTGGCGGGCCCATACAGGTTCCCGCCGAAGGCCGTTCTTATCTCCTCCCACACCCGCTTCGCTTCGGCCGTCGGGAGGATGTATTCGAGGCCGGCCCGCAGGGCGCCGAGCTCTTCCTCGGTGGCCGCCGGCAGGCCGGGCGCCGCGACGGTCTCTTCGCTCTCGGCCCGGTCCTCGATGTCCTGCGTGAAGATCGCCGAGGCGCCGGTGACGGCGAGCACGGCGTCGACCCGGGCCCGCTTCTCGGCCATCTTTATGACCGTGTTCCACATATCGGGGAGGTCGGGGTTTGGAATCTCCCCGGGCTTCTGGGAGGTGATGCGCTCGTCCTCGAGGGCGAAGGTCTCTCCGCACCCGCCGATCTTCGCCCAACAGTAGAACTCGGCCTCCTTCTTGGAGCGCTTGACCGTTTCCTTCGCGCAGGTCGGGCAGGAGAGGCCGCCATAGCGCCGCGCGTACTTCTTCTCGCGGGTCGTGCAGAGACCCTCGCCGTAGCCGATGCGGGCGCCGGTGGCGATGTCATAGACGGTCGCCGCATTCTCGACGGTGAGGTGCTCGCCTTCCCATGTCTTCGTGCTGCGCGGTTGCACGTCGAGCCGGAAGAGCACCGCCAACTTCTCGGCGCCCGGCTTGAAGAGCGCCGGCTTGTCGGTGCCCGGGATGACGCCGTAGTCGACGCCCTTCTCCATCTTCTCGCGCATCACCTCTTCGATGAGCTCGAGCCGCTCGCCGAGTTCCATCGCGGTTACCTGCGGGGTGACGCTCGGGACGGCCGGCGCCGCCGCCACCGGCTCGAGCGCCCGCGAGGTGCGGGCGGTGTCCGGCGCCGCGGGCTCTTCTACTGCGTCGGGCTCTACAACGTCTTCGTCGTGGTGCTGCTCATCGCTCATGGTCGTGGTGCTCCTTCGTCGTCGTGGTGCATTTCGCAATGTGCGAATCGCAATGTGCGAATCGCAAAATGGCGCTTAGCAGGGGTTATATACCGTCGCGCCTCCAATTGTAGGGCCGGCCGCGTATCTCGGAATCGGCCGGCGCCCGCCGCGGCATCCGGCGGAAGGTGACCGCGTGCTGCTCGAGCAAGCCGCGGTAGGTGAACGGCAGCGGCGGCAGGGGGCGCGGCATCGTGAAGCCCATCAGAAAGACCGGCCCGAATCGTCGTAGGCGATGACGCAACCCTGGTCGACCACCTTGACGTCCTCTACTTCGTGGGAATGTCCCTTGCCGTAGAAGACCTTGTCGCCCGCCTCGAGGCCGAGCTCGACACCGAGGCCGACCCGCACAACGATTCCGACGTCCGGCTTTCCGCCGACGCCGTAGGGCAGCACGAGACCCTCGCGCTGATCGTCGGGCAGGTCGGCGACCGTAATCGAGCCCGGCCGCGGGACGATGGTCGACCCGGTGCTCATCAGTCGATCACCGTCACGAGCTCGGGGACTAGGTGGAAGCTGACGACCGGCCACCATTCGGTGCCGATCCGCTTCTTCTGCTCCTTCGTTGCCTTGCGGATTGCGGCACCTTCACTCGAGGCTTCGACCGAAATCGTCGGGCGGTTTTGACCGCTCTCGGTCTCGCCGGTCTCTTTTTGCTTGACCACATAGCGGCAGGTCGCGTGGATCACATAGGTCTTCATCGGGTCGCGACCTCGTCCTCTTCCCACATCCTCACGCCGGGGATCGCTTCGCCCGCGTTGACGGCCGCCTTGATCTTGAGTTTGTCCGGCACCCGTTTGACGAGGTGGTCGGGCAGCAGCGACTCGTCCTCGATGCGGTACTTCTTCACTTTCTTGATCGTGGTCTTCGCATTCATGCCGCGGGCAGATGGCGGCGGCGGTGGTGGCGCCGGCGCGCCGCGTTTATCGTGAGAGGCGCGGTTCTCTTTCGCCGCTTTCTCGTCCTCTCGCTTCTGGCGCGCCTCGGCATTCCGCTCGATTCGCTTGCGCTCTTCCTCGGCCGCCTTCTGCACCCTCGCGTTGTAGGCGATGACCCGCGCTTTCAGCGAGTCCATCGCCGCCTCGAGCGAGGACTTGAGCTCGTTGAAGTCGGCGTCGATGCGCCGGCCGGTGACGGCATAGGGCTCTTTCTCGGCCTTGCGCGAGACCTCCAAGTCCTGCACCGCGAAGCGGGCTTCTTTCAGGGCGTCGGCCGCGGTGCTCGCCGAGTCGTCATCGAGCTCGGCCGGGATCCGGTCGATCAGGCCGCGGGCCCGCTTGATCTTCTCCTGCGCCTCCTCGAAGCTCTCGAGCTCGGTCGGGTCGATCAGGGGTTGAACCTGCGTCGTGGTGCTCATTTCGTCGTGTCTCCTTCGTCGCGTTTACGGGCGGCCTCGAGCTCGAGGCGCATCCCCTCCTTCACAAGTACGTGGGCCCGCTTCCCGCTGACACCGAGCCGCGTGCCGGTCTTCCGGTAGCTCTTGAGCTCGCGATAGACGGCGAGTGCCTTCTCGCGGAGCTCGGTGTCATAGCGGGGATGGCGGGACATCAGGCCGGCGGGGTATCAGGCCTCTCGGCCTCGGCCTTCGCCTGCTCGGCCTTGACGAGCGCGTTGTGAGCGTCGACCTGCGTGTCGGTACGGCTGATCGCGTTGTCGGCCAGGTCGCGGACCTTGTCGCGCACCGGCGGGTAGCGATCAAACTCGCCGGCGTCCTCGAGTACGACCTGCTCCTCGAGGACCGTCTTCGCGACCTGGCGGGCGCCGTAGCCGGTCCCGTCCTTGACCTCGATGCTGATGATGACCTGCGCCGTCTCGGCTAGGGGCGGTGGTGGTTTGCTTCGCATCCTGCTTCCTTTCGTCGTGGTGGCCGGCGAAAGGGTAACACCTTGCGCGGGCTACCGAGTGCCGCGGCCCGTCTCGGCCAGAATGTCGCGGACCGCTTCGATCATCACGTCGGTTTCCCCTTCGCGCACGTCGACAACCTCGGTGATGCGGTCGAGCGCGGTCTCGGCGTCACTCCTGAGTGAGACCTTCCCCGTCGACCGAAAGAAGTGCTCGGTCGCGCCGCGCACCCGCCGCGTCTTCACCTGCTTCACCGCGCCGTTCGAGCGAAGCACCCGCATGTGGTAGCTGACGGTGGCGACCGGAAGCTCGAGTTCGCGACCGAGCTCGGCCGGCGAGGCGAACTTCGCTTCCTCGAGGCGGCGCAGGATCCGCCGGCGAATCGGATGGGCGAGCATCCGTGCGCTCGTCGCCGCGTCGCGCTCGGCTTTCGTCGGCCGCTTCATCGCGCTCGCCCCGCGTGAATCGTCGCGCCGTGGTGCAGCTTCGGATGCTCTTCCCGACACATCTGCCAGGTGGCCGGCGCGCCCTGGTAGGTATCGGGATACATATAGCTCCGCGGGTCGGTCGAGTGTTCGAGGCCGACAAGGTGGCCGGTCTCGTGGAAGACCAATTGCCGAAGTTCGCACGACCTCACGACCGACTCGTCAATTTGGATCCGGCAGTAGACCCCTTCTTCGTACTCGAAGAAGCCGAGGTCGGGCGTCAGCGAACCGGCCGGCACGAGCTCGCGCGTCACGGTCGGGCATGCCTCGGGCACCGGCAGATTCCAGTATGTGAGGGCTTCCTCATAGAAGCGCTCGGCCTTCGGGGAGAACGGCACCGGCCCGCTGATGGCCGCGTCGGCCTTGTCCATCCCGCCGGCGATGGCCGCCAGGAGGAGCATGATCGCGATGATCGCGGCGATTACGATTCTCTCTGCTCTCGTCATAGTTTTTCCTTCGTCGTCGTTCGTGGATAGGGTATGTGAGGCGGTCGCCCTCGTCGTGGTGCGGCGACCTTCGTCGTCTGCGAGCCCGGCCGGGAGACTTGCCGGGCTCGCTGCTTCTCTAGGCGAATGCGTGAAGCGCCTCCTCGAGGTTGTCGACGTGGAAGACGTCGGAGCGGGTTTTCCCCGGCCACACCGCGAGCAGAGTCGAGCCGTAGCCGTCCTCTTCCCGCCTGATCGCGTGTTCCACGAGCGCCCTCTTCTTCTCGAAGGTGCTCGCGTGCTCGAAGCCGCGATGGTCGCCCTCGTGCTCGGTCACGACCAAGATGAAGGCCGTCGTGTCCGCGGTGAACGGGAAGGTCGTGTCCCGCACGTCACTCGTCTTTCGCATCGTGCTCTCCCTTCGTTGTGGGTTCCCCGCCAAGTGCCTCGGCGAGCTTGACCTCGAGGATCGCGAGCCGAAGCTCGTCGCCGGTCGCGGCGCCGGCGACCTTCGCTTTCGAGAGACGACACGCCCGCGCCTCGGACCGAAGCTCATGGATGCCGAGCCGTTTGAGCCGGTTGACCTCGTCCATCACCTTCAGCGGTTGCAGGCCGCCGGGCGTCTCGGCCGGCTCGCGCTTGATTGGCTCGCCGGTCACCGGGGCCGCGGCTCTCTGCCGTGGTTGTGCAGGAAGTCGCCGGCATAGCGCTCGTTCGGAAAGCCGACCTCGAGGCGCTCGTCGTCGTCTTCATGCACCTCATCCTCAATCCGATCCCGCATGGCGGTCTCGGCGGCGAGGACGATGTCATCGTCATTCCCGGTCATCGCGGCCGAGAAAGCCCGCGCTTGAGTGAGCGGCACTTCAACGGTCAGCGAGAAGGAAATGACCTCTCTGCTCTCGATTACCTTCATGGTCGTGGTGCTCCTTTCGTCGTGGTGGATTCAATGTGTGAGAGAAGCTGACGGCCGAGATACTCGGTGTAGGCCGGGGGAATCGCCTCGTTGAGCTCGGGCTTCGTCATCCACTCAATGCCCATTGCCGAGCGTGCGTTCGCAATCGAGCAGTTCCCGCCGCCGGTGACCGACACGAATGAGATGTCCTGATCGAGCTTGCCGTAATGCGATTTCCGTTTGTCGGTCGTGAAGACCGGGGGGTGCGGCTCGGTTGGATGCGCGGGCGTCTCGAGCGGGAAGTTCGACTCGAAGAGCCGATGGCGAAGCACTCGCAAGCCGGGGAACATCGTGCCGCAGAGAGTGACCGGGTCGCGGAGCGGAGCGCCCTCCACGTTCTCGATGATCCACGGCAGTCCGGTCTCTTCGAGGAGCTCGCGGACTGGCGCGACGAGTTCGGGGTACTCGAGGCCCGTCCGGTGGCGAAGGTCCGAGTGCGCCTGGCATGGGGGCGAGGCATGGATGCCTTGTGGCATCGGCAATCCCCATCGCTCTACCCACCTCCCATCGAGAATTGCGCCGAGAATCTCGATCACGTCGCCATAGAAAATCTGAAAGGGATAGTTAGGCTGGCGCTTGTGGTCGACGCCGATGACGTCGAAACCTGAGCGGCGGTACCCCTCTCCCGCGCCACCGGCGCCGCAGAAGGCATCGAGGAGAATCGGGGCGGCAGTCAACTCCCTCGCGTCTGTCGTGCGGTCGGTTCCCATCTGATCCGTGCTATCCATCGTGTCTCCCTTCGTCGTGGTCATAGGTCTATTAAACCACAAAAGACCCTAACCTGTCAAGACCTTTAACTAATAGGGACGAATGGACTAGAGCCGACCCCGCGGGTAGCCTTCGGGAGGTGGCATCCACGAAGAGCAAGACGAAGAAGACCACGGCCACACCGAAGCGCGCGCCGGCGAAGGGGAAAGCAAAGCGCAGGCGCAAACCGCCGCGCCAGGTCCGCAAGCCCGGGCGCCCGCCGAAAATCACGCAGTACGTCACGGTCACGATGCCGCGCCCCGATGGCAAGGGCGAGCTCGAGCTTCAGGTCACCACCGGCGAGGGCGTCGTGATGGTGCTCGAAGCCGGCACGTCGATCAAGACCGCGGCCGAGGCTCTCGGTCTCCACGAGTCCACGGTTCACGATTGGATGGCGCGCGCCGAGGAGCATCGGGGGCAGGACAACCCGCCGGCGAGCGAGATGCCCTACATCGAGTTTTCCGAGGCCGTCACGCGGGCGCGCGAGCAGGTCGTGCACATCGCCCTTCGCGGGATCCTCGAGGCAGGTAAAACCGACTGGCGCGCGTGGGCGTGGTTCCTCGAGCGAAGCCGGCCCGACGAGTACGGTCGCCGCACCCGCTTCGATCACGGCGGCATCGGGCCCGACGGCGAGCACATCAGCCTCGCCGAGCTCTTCGCCCGCTCGGCGACCGATCCGCCGACCGAGGACGGCGACGGCGATGGATGAGTCGCCCGATGCCGGCGCGAAGTAAGCCGCGCGCTTCGGCCGAGCAATTCCGCCGGCGCTCTCAGACCGACCCGGTGTGGTGGATCGAAACCGTGCTCGGCGCCGAACTATGGAGCGGGCAACGGGCGATCACCCGCTCGGTGCGCGACAACCGGCAGACCGCGGTCCGCTCCTGCCACGGCCCGGGGAAGACCTTCATCGCCGCCGCGGTGGTCTTGTGGTTCCTCTACTCCTTCCCGAACTCGCGAGTGGTGACGACGGCGACGAAGTGGTCGCAGGTCAAGAATCTCCTCTGGCACGAGGTCAACCAACTCCACTCGCGGGCCCGGGCGAAGATGGGCGGCACCTGCCTTCAGACGCAGCTATACCTTCCCGATGGCCGCTACGCGCTCGGCCTCTCCACGCGGCCCGGCCAGGAGGAGTCTTTCCAGGGCCACCATGCGCCGCACATCCTCCTTCTCTACGACGAGGCCTCGGGCATCCCCGAGCCGGTCTACGAAGCAGGCGAGGGCTACATGACCACCGAGGGCGCGCGGAAGCTGATGATCGGCAACCCGACCCGCGCCGAGGGCGAGTTCTACAAGGCCTTCCACTCCGAGCGCGACAAGTACGCCTGCCACCACATCAGCGCCTTCGACACGCCGAACTTCACCGACGAGGAGGTCAGCGCGGAGCTCGCCGCCCGGCTCGTCTCCGAGGCGTGGGTCGAGGAACGGCGGGCGCGGTGGGAGGGCACGGCGCTATGGGACGTGAAAGTCGAAGGCAACTTCTCCAAGCGAGCCGACGACACCGTCATCTCCCTCGCCCTGGTCGAGGCCGCGCAGTCCGAGGAGCGCCTCATCGTCCCGGCGCCCGTCGACCGCGAGGCCGTCATCGCCTGCGACGTCGCGCGCTTCGGATCGGATGAGACCGTCATCTCGACGCTGATCGGGAACGAGGTCAAGATCGCCGACATCTACCAGGGGCGCGACACCGTCGAGACCACCGGCCGGGTGATGGAGGTCTATCGCGAGCTCGCCGCCGGCAAAGGGACGGCGCGGATCGTGGTCGATGACACCGGCGTCGGCGGCGGCGTCACCGACAACCTGCGCCACGAGAAGGTGCCCGTCACCGCCTTCAACGCCGGCGAAACCGCCATCGAGGAAGACATCTATCCGAACGCCCGCTCGGAGTCCTGGTTCCGCACCGCCGAGCGGCTCGAGAAGGTGCGGATCCCCGACGACGAGCAGCTAGCCGCCGACCTCCTCTCGCCGCGCTACAAACTCGATAAGCACGGCCGGCGCGAAGTCGAGCCGAAGGATGCGACGAAGAAGCGCCTCGGGCGCTCGCCGGATCGGGCAGACTCGGTGAACATGCTCTTCGTTCCTGCCCGGGAAGGCGGCGTCGAAATCTGGTGAGCGAGCTCCTCGGGTGGCCGGAGTGGGCGGCGGCCGGCGGTCCCTATTGGCCGCTCGGCGATGGCTGGCGGCGGCCTGATCGCGGCCTCTCAGAGCCCTCGAGGTCGAAAAAACGGGGGGTAACGCCTCTCTCGTGTCCGAAAAGCAGGGCTTCGGCGCGGAGTAATAGGTGAAGGGCACCCGCCTTCCCGACGTCAAGCGCGACGCTCGCCGCGGGTGGTCGAAGTGGGACCGGCTGCAACGGGGCAGGCGGCGGGTGCTCGTCGCTCCGCTCGGCGCCTATATGAAGGTGCTCGGACCCGAGGGCGAAGTCTGGGCGTGGTATATCCGCGACCCGACCGGCGACGTCTCGAGCATCCGCTTCGAGCACCACACCGTCGAGGAGCATGCCGACGGGACGATCACGGTCTCGCCTTCCATCGTCGTGACTCACGGCAACCGCTGGCATGGATGGCTGCGCGCCGGCGAGTGGACGTCGGTGTAGGCTGCCGGCGGCGGTAATCCTAAGCAGGTGCAGCGGCGGTCGATGCTGCGATGGCCATACGGGTAGGGCGCCGGGCATCGGCCGCTTTGCGCTCGCGCCGCCTTCAGTCACGACGAAGGAGGAATCACGATGGAGGTCTCATCCCCAATGGACAAGGTCGCGGAGCTTCCCGATGGCCGAGTCCTCTACTACGCCGGCGAGCGCTTCACCGACCCGGGCTATTACCTCGGCTATCCCGAGGGCGAGGGCGGGACGATGCACAAGGTCGCGCTCACCGCCATCGACCCGGGCGCGCAGCATGACGCGGTCTTCGAGGTCTTCCCGAGCGAGGACGGTTTCCGGTGGCGGCTGAAGTCCGGCAACGGCGAGGTCGTCGCGCAGTCGGAGGGCTACACCACGAAGGAGCACGCTCGCGAAGGAGCCGTGGCGGTCTGGCGCATCGCCGGCAAGGCGCGCATCGACACCACCGCCGAGTAGCCTTCGAGCTCGCGGGGCACCACGTGACCCCTCGAGGGACTGCGACCATCGAGTCGCGGCAACCCTCGAGGGGTCGCCTTCTTCCGGTCGCGGGTGTAGTCTCGCTCGCGGACGAGACACGCTTCGGCGTCGGCGCGATCAGGGTGGGCTACTCGGGCCGCCGGCGTCGGAGCGATAACCACGACGAAGGAGGCACCACGAATGAGCACCGATCCGAGCTACGCCGAGTACCGGGAGGCGTGGAAAAAGTTGAGTCCGACGCAGCGAGCGCGGGTGATGCTCAAGCAGCAATGGGAGCAGGCATCACGCCTCGCCGTCTTCCGCGATTGGCCGAGCCTCTTCGACCCGGATCGCGAGCAGGATGCGGACGAGCTCGCGGCCTGCAATGAGCTCATCGGCCAACGGCCCGAGCTCTTCCCAATCGGGGCATGAAGCACGAGCGCACCGTCCGGTGCACGAAGCGCTTCGTCCTACCCGGCGGCACCGACGCGAATGACCTATGGGTTGAGGAGCGCCGCGGCGAGCATGGCGAGCCCGTCATCGGCTCGACGTGGGTGCCGAACGACCTCGAGCGGAAGGCCATCGCCGAGGGGGCGAACGTCGAGCTCCTCATCTGGGGCACCGGCACGCCGCCGGTCTACGTCGGCACGTCGACCGTGCAACTCGGCGTCTACGCCCTCGAGGACAACGAGCGCGACGCGATCATCGACATCCAAGAGCACGGCCGATGGACCGAGGACGGCGCCCGCACCGTCGGCCGCCGCTTCCGGGCCGAGGTCTACGCCGGCGGCGGCCTGGTCGCCGGTGACCTGACCGTCATCTACGCCGACCCGGCCGGACGAAAAGCGAGCGTCGTCGTCAGCGCGAGCGAGGAGGAACGATGAACGGGCGCGGCTTCCGCCACAAGCCCGGCGACTACAACCACAAGGACACGAGCGAGAAGGTCGTCGGCGAGGGCACCGCGCCCGGCGCTCGCATCCCGGCGAACCTGAACGTGCGCCCGCTGAAGGGCCCGCCGATGGTGCCGATCAAGGACGCCGACCCGCGCTGCACGTGCGCTGATATGGACGGCTTCGAGGACTGCCCGGTGCACGTCTGATGTTCGGCTTCCGGATCTACAAGTGGATGCTGTTTGGGCGGCATGTCGCCTGGGCCACGATCCGCCCGGGCGACAGCCCTACCGCCTTCGCCGTCCTGCGCAGCTGGCCCGCGCAACCCGAGGAGGAGCCGAGCCGATGAGCGAGGTGAAGCTCTACGTCAAGGTCTGCGAGAAATGCGGTCGCCAAGTGACGCCGCACGTCGACCACAATCTCGGCGCGAGCCGGACCGTGTGGTGCGACCACGGCCGCGGCGGCGTCGGAACGCTAGAGCAGGTGACGTGGAAGCGCATCGAGGTCGTGCCGGCCGAGGAGCTCGAGGCGGTGATGACCGAACGGGAAAAACTCCGCGCCGAACAGCGAGAGGCCGTCGCCATCGACATCGAAGCGGGGCGGGTATGACCGTCGTCACCGAGGCGAACCTCGAGCAGCTACATCCGCACGACCGGCGAGAGGCTGAAGCCTTCATGGACTTCCTCTCGGGCCCGGGTCGCAATGGGCCCGGCGAGGAGGCGCACCTCTGGCGCGATTGGCCGGGATGGGTGCCCTATGTGCTAGGCCGCTTCTTCCACGCCGACACCGGCGGGGCGCTGCTCGCACCACCGGCCGGCTATGAGGCGACGTCCGTCACCGCATGGACGTTCCCCGGATGACCGCGGGCGACTTCGACCCGCCGGCGCGGCACCGGCCGCTGACCACCCGCGAGCGGGCGAACGTCCTCGCCGGTCCCGACCCCTCGGCGCTGATCCTCGAGGGCCAAGCCGACGCCGCGCAGGAGATGGCCGAAGCGGAGCTCGAGCGGCTGAAGCGAGAGGAGATGGCGCCGCCCGAGTAGGTGTTACCCTTCCGCGCACACCACGACGAAGGAGGAAGGAATGCAACCACGACCACGCCCCGATCCGACGAAGCCGCAGGCCGTTTTCAGCGTCACCGGGACGCCGTCGACCATCTGCCGAGCGGTCGAACTCGAATCTCGGCTTCGCGCTCACCGGGCGGCGAAGCGAGTCGAGGAGCGCATCCTTGCCGGCGAGGATCGCGTCGAGGTGTATGACCCGCTGCTCAAGAGGACGACCGTCTACATGCTGCCGCGATGGCGCGACCGTCCCTTCGCTCGCCTGCGAGTCCGCCGGGCTCGCCGCTTGCATCGTCGTAGCCGATGAGCAAGAAGCGCGGCAAATCCAAGCCGCACCGGCCGAAGGGCAAGCGCGGGCATAAGCATTGGTGTGCCGCCGTCCACAACCAGGGCGCGTGCTCGTGCGGCTTCGCCGAGCGTCAGCGGGGCCCGCGATGAGTCACGAGCGCCACGATCCCGAAACCGGCTGCGCCCTGGCGATCCTGGTCGGCCTCCTCGTCTGCGCGGCCATTGTCTGCGCCGTCGTCATCGTGGTCTCGAACCTATGACCGGCGACTTCAAGCCGCCGTTCACCGAGACCGTCGATCAGCGCAACGCCCGGCGCCGACGCGAACTCAAGGCGATGGCGAAGTTCGGCCGCGACCTATCGAGGATGGCGCAGGCCGCCGGGGTGACGATGCGAGAGTTCGGCGAAACGCTCGCCCGGCTCTCGACATCGCCGAGGCGCCGGCCGTGACCGAGGTCGCCACCTCCCGCGCCGCGAGGCGTGTGATGGAGAGACACGCCGCCAACGGCGGCGAGGTGCGCGCCTTGTGGGACGCGCTCGACCTCGAGTGGAGCTACGACGACCTGATCGCCTTCGTCTCCTCGAGGATTCCCGAGGACCGCAAGCTCACCCGCGGCGAATCGCTCGGCCTGGCGGCCACCATCGCCGCCTTCGCCATCGAGGCCGACCACGACCGGCGGCCCGAGGCCGAGGGCGAGCATGACGGCATCTTCCACGTCGAGAAGACCGAAGAGGGCGTCGTCAAACCGCACGCCGGCGACCGGATGTGGGGCACGCTCAACGGGCGGCGCTACTGCGTGCTCATCAGCCGCGACCCGATGCACGACGATCCCGACGACCGGCGATGGCACATCTCGGTCTCTGACGAAGAGCACCTGAAGGGCGGCCACGAGGTGCCGGTCTGGCGCGACTTCGTCGCCATCGTCCATCAGCTTCGGCCCGGTGTGCCCTTCGTGCTCGGCATCCCGCCGCGTTCGATGTGGATGAACAAGTGCCCGAACGTGCTTCACGCCCTCGAGACCACCGACGAGACCCTGATCGCCGAGTGGCGCGTCGAGGGCGAGCTCGTCCGCGGCACCGATGCCGGGGTGCCGTCGTGACCACCATCAGCGGACCCGGCTTCCACCTCTATGCCGACAACCGGGTCGGCGATACATGGGTCGTGAACGGCGAAGAGATAGGCCGCGTCGAGTCGATGGAATACAACGGCTGCACGACCATCGAGGTAATCCCGTCACTTCTCTATTCGGCCCGCGAGGTCGCCTGGCGGGGCAAGGTCGAACGCCGTCCGCGGCACCTGACGAGCGAGATCTTCCCCGGCCACGATGGGCCCGTCGCCTGGCGGGTCTCGGGCACGCTCGAGTGGTGCGGCCTGCCGGTCGTGCTCTGCCCGGCCTTCCTGCTCGACGGCGTCGTGCGCATCGGCCAGGTGCCCGACGAGGTGACCGTGCTCGACACGATGCCGGGGGCCAGGTGAGGCTCGTGCGACAGAGAGACCCCGACGGGTGCGGCGTCGCCGCCTTCGCGATGCTCACCGGGCGCAGCTACGTCGCGGCAGCGCGGCACCTCAACTTCGTGTCCGATGGCGAGGGGCTTCCGCATGGTCGCCTTCGTCGTGAACTCGAACGCGATGGGAGGTTCTGCCGCGTGGTTGACTTGCGCGAGGACAGTCCTACCGGATGGCCGCCGCGCGCCTTCGCCCCGGCGCACTTCGCGCTCGTCCATCAGAACGACACCGGCAACGCGCACATCGTCGTGATGGACAACATCGGCCGGGTCTTCGATCCGCTCTCGCCGCCGGGCAAGCGGCCGTTCCTGATCCTCGGGCTATGGAAGGTCGTGCAGGAAGTAGTCGGGGTCATCAGATGGCCGCCGAACTTCTCATCGACTCGATTTGGAAGAGCGAGGACGGGTGCCAGTCGACCTACCTCGCCCGCGTCTACCGGGCCGGCGAGTGGGAGGTCATCGAACTCCCGACCGACGTCGCCGAGAAGGTCATCGCCGACCTGAAAGAGGCGCTCGGCAACCTGCGAAACACGATGGGGCGCTGACGCCGGCGGTAGACTTCATCTCGCTTTGGGGCATGACGGGTAAGACGTGAGTGCTCGACAGGCCGGCCTTGACATTGGAGCCGGCTAACCACGGCGAAGTGCCATCGCGAACGCATGGGGCGATGGTCTCCTTTCCGGGTGGCGCCCCGGGTCTTCGGGTCCGGGGCGCTCCTCGCTGCCGCTCGCGGTGTTACCCTTTCGCGCAACGAAGCGACCACGACGAAGGAGGCACCACGAAATGAACTCTCACGAGCGGGCCCGGGCGCTGATGCTCGAGCTCGACCTCATCCCCGACAACCACACGACGGTGAAGCAGCAATTCGCCATCGAAGCGGCTCTCGAGGAGGCGGCGGGACTGCCGCAACCCGACGGCCGCGAGGAGGAGCTCATCGAGCGGGTCGAGTTGATCGCGGAGAATCTAGAGTCTCCGACCCCGCCTCAGAGCGTGATGACATGGGCGGCCGAGGGTCTCCGCGAGTTGGCCGCCGATATGCGCGACGGCCTCGGCGCTGCGCTCTCCCGCGAGATGCGGCAGATGGCCGGCGAAGGGGGCGAGGATGCGCCCGCGGCGACCGATGAGGGCGAGCACGTCCACGACTTCAACCGAACGGCGGCCTATCGGATCGCCGACGGGCCGGCCGGCGATCCGCTCTTCATCGAATGGTGCCCCGGATGCCGCGACGCCTTCCTCATCCGCATCGGCAATGACGGCACCGACCGCATCTTCGTGCCCGAGGCCGAGGCGAATCTCGTCGCCGGCGTCGAGCGCGAGTTCCTCGAGCAGCGCCTAGCGACGGCAACGCTGCATGACGAAATTGGTCGGAAGCGAGTAGGCGAACTCACCGACGAGCTAGCCGAGGCCATCCGCGACCGCGATGCCCGGGTGAACCGGACGCAGCGCCTCGAAAATGCAAGCCGCGTCCTGGTTGGCAACCTCAACGGGTCTGATGGCTTCCCCGCCGCGTGGTGGCTAGAGGCGGCTGATGCGCTCCATGACATCGAGCGCATGGTGTGGCCGCCCAAGTCCGGTGAAGTCCGCGGCTCGAAGGAGGATCGGTGATGGGCGAGCTACCCGGCGAGACGCCGACCCCGCCGATGAAAGAGGTGAACCGGATCGACGTTCGCGAGTTCCGCGAGCGCGGCTATCTGCAAGAGGTCAACCGGCTCATACTGCACCCGCTCGGCCTGGCGCTCGAGGTCGTGATTGAGGAGGATGGCAGCGAGCACCTCGGCGGCGTATGGGATTACCGCGACGACGACGAGGGCATCCTCTTCGCCGGCGACGGCACCATCGAGCAGGAGAAGATCGACCGCGTCCGCGACGAGCTCGAGGCGCACATTCCCGGCCGCGAACGCCTCCTCGGCTCGCAACGATTCATCCAATTACCGGGCGACGAGGGGAAGGCCGGCTGATGGGCACCGAGGCCCGCGCCGGCGGGCGCCCGCCGAGCGATCCGATTGAGGTCGTGCGCGCCATCGCCTCCGAGGCGATCATGCATGGCGCGGCGCCCGGCGACGTGGCGCAGGCGGTGCTCGAACTCTGCGCCGAAGAGCCGCGGCAACCGTTCGGACCTGGCGAGCGCGACCGCTGCCTCGTGACGACGATGATCGAGCCGACCGGCGTCTTCGAGCAGAAGATCATGGGCCCGGATGCCGACTACGTTCTGACGCTCGGGCCCAACTACGAGCTCACCTACACGAACGAATCGCCGACCACCGGCAGCGTCCAACTCACGATCAAGCGGCGCGGGCCGGACGTCGTGCCGGTAGATGAGGTCGAGGCGAAGCGCGCGCAGGGCAAGCCCGACTGCGCGACGTGCGGTCATCCCTACGCTATCCACCGCGGAGTAGACGGCGGCGAGGGTTGCTTCTACAGCGGCGGTGCCGATCAGGCCGTCGCTTGCTCATGCCGCCGCTATGAGTTGAGCCCGCTCTGATGGCGGCGCCACACCCGACCGGCTCGTCGCTGCTCGAGGCGCGCGAGTACGTACGAATGAACCGCGACGAGGGCGTCGAATGTCCGTGCTGCGGCCAACTCGCGAAGGTCTACCGCCGCACGATCAACGCCGGCATGGCGCGCACCCTCATCGAGGCCTACCGCGCCGACCTGGCACGCGGCTTCATCCACACGCCCTCGCTTCCCTGCGACAGCCACGAGGCCTCGCAGCTTTCGTGGTGGGGCTTGCTCGAGGAGGAGCTCGTGCGGCGCCCTGACGGCGGTCGCGCGGGCTACTGGCGCGTGACTGACCGCGGCGTCGCGTTCGTCCGCGGCGCGGCGCAGGTGCCGAAGTACGCGCTGATCTACGACGGCGACGTCCTCGGCACCGCCGGCGACCTGGTCGGGATCCGCTACTGCCTCGGCAAGCGCTTCGACTACGGTGAGCTCATGGCCGGTTTCCCGCCGCCGAATAGATCCGATCAGCTTGCGATGCTCGGCTGATGAACTGGCGCATCGAGAAGAAGGTGAAGGCCGGCGGCAAGTGGACGGGCTTCGGCCGCGAGGACGCCGAGGTCGCCTTCGATGAGGAGACCGAGACCGGCCACATCCCGCAGAAGCAACTCGACGCCGGCGTCAAGGCCGCCATCGCCGCGGCCGAGGGCATCGCCGGCGACAAGCTCGTCACCATCGAAGGGCACGAGGACGCCGGCGACTCGCCCAACGCGCAGCATCTCATCGTCACCGTTTCCCGAGACCTCTCCTAGCTTCTATCTATTCGAGTAGTAGTAGGGCTTGTGGAGAAGTCGCGGAAGGCGGGGTTTCGCCCGCGCCGGCGCCGAAAACCGCCTGTTGAAACGGTTGTGGAAAGGTGTGGACAAGTCCGGCCACGCCCGCGCCGGCCACGGTTTCCACACCGCATCCGTAGTTATCCACACCCGCGCTTGTGGATAACTCCTTCGACCGCCGAGGGGTGTAGGGTCGCGAGCGCGATCTAGACCACGACGACGAAGGAGCCCTCACGATGACGAAGCCGACCGCCGTTCCCGATCCGCCCGAGCAACCTGGCGACGGCCAACCTCCCGAGGGGCCCGAGCGCCGGCCATTCGCCGCGGTCTTGCAGGAACAGCGGCAGGGCAGCTTGCACGCCGAGCTCTCCGACGAGCTCGCGAACATCTCGCAGGCCGTCATCGACCTCAACAAGTCGGGCACGCTGACGCTGACGCTGAAGATCAACCCGGCCGGCAAGGGGCAGGCGGCCGTCTTCATCACCGACGAGGTGAAGGCGAAACCGCCGGTCGACAAGCAGAGCTCGATGTTCTTCACCGACGGCAAGGGCAACCTCACCCGTCGCAACCCGAATCAGACATCGATGCCGGTGCAGCTCGAAGGCGGGCTCGCCGATGAACGGCGCGACCGCGAGTTTGAGTTCGTGCGGGATGGCGAGCTCGCCGTGCTTCTGCGGGTCGCCGGCGCGGATGTTGACGTCCTCGTCGTAGCCGAACTTGAGCTCGCCGTTCTCGAGCTTGTAGCCCGAGCGGAAGGTCGCTTTGTTCGTGCCGTGGATCGACTGCGCGACCTCGAGCATCGTGGCGCCGTCCGGCTCGCGGATGTCGTCAAGACCCTCCTCGATGTGTTCGGCGAAGGCCTGCTGATCCATGAGCTCGCCGTCGCGCTTGAGCCAGAACTCCCACTCGGGCGTGACCAGGAGCTCGAGCTCGGCGCGGTGCTGTCGAAAGCGCGCCTCGGCGACGGCGTCGGCGCCGTGCTCATCGATGACGGCGATGATCCTGCCGGCGTCCGGCGCAACCCACACCGAGGTATGCCCCTCGATGCCGTGGCGCTTGACGTAGGCCGAGAGGGCGTCGACCGTTCCGGGCCGCACGGTGCAGCGGGCCCGGTCGGGTTGCACTCGGTAACGCTCGAGGTCGAGCACCTCGAGGGCGCCATCCTCGCCGCGGACTGCGTAGAGCTCGGTGACGTTGAGCTCCTTCGGCGCGACGGCCTCTTGCGCGGTTTGGATGATGGCCGCGTCGCCGGCATGGATGGCACCGAGCTCGGCCTCAAGGGGTTTGAAATCGGGCGCTGTCTCGTCGTGCTCAGGCATTCGTGGTTCCTCCTAGTTGAGTGGTCGTGGTGACTCGTCGTCGGGCAGCGGGTGCCACCGCGCGCTTCCGGGTGCGGATGAACGGCGGCAAGGTCGGCCTCGGCTACAAGCTCGACCGGCCCGACCGGGCGGTGCGGGTCGTGCTCGACGGCATCGCCGAGCGCCTCGCGGAAATGCACGAGCTCGTCTACCGCGGCACACCCGGCACCGGGGCGTAAGCCTCAAGTCGAGCCTTATAGCGGCCGGGTCGCCTGCGGGCGGTAGGCGATCCGGCCGCACCTCCCCTTACCGTTCCACGTGGAACGCTCCACCACGAAAGGCACATGATGCTCGCCCTACTCGGACTCGGAATTGCAATCGCCGTCGCCGCGGCCGTCGCGCTCGGCGACGAGTGGCGCCTTGCGATCCGGGCGCCGCGGCGGCCGATGCGTGTCGAGGTGGTCATCGGATGTTCACTCGCTATCGGGTTTGGGGTAGTCATCGCCTATGCCGGCGTCGCTTCGTGACATCTATGAGGCCTATCCCGGGCTCGCCGACCCGCGCCTCCTGGCGCTGATTCGCGATGGCGAAGGGCAAGAAGAAGCGGCGGATACCGGAGCCGGAACCGACGGCGAAGGCGGCGCCGCGGAAGCCGGCCTGCGCATGCCGGGCTCGAGGCTGCCTAAGTCTCGCCCTCGCTCGCCACGAGGGACCGGACGGCGAGGTCATCTGGCTATGCACCGAACATGATCGGATCGCACGCGAGAATCTCGCCGGCGAGCAGGCACATCAGGAACTTCTAGACGAGCTCGCGAAGCCGCTCGAGCGCCTCGCCACATTCCGCGCGAAGCAGAACGCCCGCCGCGTCGCGTAAATGACCGCTGACGGGCAGGCTAGGCTCTCGGTATCTACGGGGCCGCACAATCACGTCTGGCAGATCGACTTCGATCAACCCTCAAGGTCGACTTGCGCTTGCGGGAAGGTGAAGAAGCAGCGGCGGATTCCCTGGAACGACGCCGATGACGGCAAGCGACGAAAGCCCTCTCGGAAGCGCACACCGAAGCCGGCGCCGAAACCGAAGAGGGCGATCCGCTGGGGGCCTAAGGGTTGAGGTAATTCTTCTCTGGCTCGGCGCCCTCGCCGTCTGCGCCGCGGCGTGGGCCCTGTTCTTCGTCGCGCTCGGTGAAGGGTGGCTCTCGCAATGATCGTCACCGCCCATCAGCCGGGGTATCTACCGGGAGTAAGTGTGGTCTCGAAGATCGCCCGGGCCGATGCGGTCGTGTGGCTCGATGACGTTCGCTTCACCACGCCCGGTTACGTCAACCGCAACCAGCTTCCCCGCGGCGAGTGGCTCACGGTGCCCGTCGACCGGCGCGACCACCTGACGCCGATCCGCGAGGTCACCATCGCCGGCGAGGACTGGCAGGGTGAGCACGTCAACATCCTGCGCGAGCGCTACGCCGGCGCCGAGCACTTCGACCCCTACATCTTCGACATCCTCGCCGGCGAGCTCGCCTTCCACGGCTCGCCCCTGGTCGACCTCAACCTCGAGCTCATCGAGTGGATCATCGGCCGCCTCGGCTTCGGGACGCGCGAGTTCCGCCAATCCCAACTCGCGCCGACGCCTCGCGGCTCGGTCTCCTCGAGGATCGTCCACATGGTGCAGGCAGTCGGCGGCTCGGCCTACCTGACCGGGCCCGGCGCCCGGCTCGACGCCGAGGTCTTCGAGGCCGGCGGCATCGACCTTCTCTTCTTCCGGTTTGCCGGCGAGAATCCATCCGTCATCGATGCGGTCTTCACCGATGGCGCTCTTCCGACCCGTCCCGAACAGGAGGTCTCCGTTGCGTAGCGCCATCCTTGATTTCCTCACCGGCAAGTCGGGCCCGCGGGGGGCGACTCCCGATACCTACGGCTACGGAATGACCGGCGCCTATGGCGAACGCTATGAGCCCGAATCGCGGCAGGAGTTGGTCGACGCCTACTTCGACCGGGTGTGGGTCAACCGTTGCGTGAACCTCATCTCGAGCTCGGCGACGCAGGTGCCGATGCAAGTCAAGGTCCGCGGCGAGTGGATCGAAGAGCACAAGATGCTCGACCTCCTGCGCCGGCCGAGCCCGCGCGACCCGGCGCTGATGTTCTTCGAGTGGACGATCAAGTGGGCCGAGGTCATCGGCGAGTGGTTCTGGGAGATAGTGCCCTCGCGCGGCGGCGACATCGCTCAACTCTTCCCGCTGCGCGGGCAATTCGTGCGGATCAAGCCCGGCGAGGGCGGCACCATCGAGGGCTACAGCTACGACCCGAACGTCAACGGCGTCGACGTCGTGCAATTCGACGCGCTCGACCCCTACAACCCGAAGGTCAGCGGCGAGGGCGAAAAGAGCATCGTCGTCGCCGGCCGCTACGCAAACCCGAAAGATGACCTCTACGGGATGAGCCCGCTTCGCGCCGCGAAAGACGACATCATCAGCGAGTACTTCGGCGTCCGCTATGACCATCGCTTCTTCCGCAACGCCGCCCGCCCGGACCTGGTCATCGGCTTCAAAGGCAAGATGGACTCCGAAGAGCGCAAGCTCAACAAGGAGGAATGGGCCGAGTTCAAGGGCGTCGACCGGGCCCATCGCGCCGCGATCCTCAGCGGCGATCCCGACATCACCCTCTTGACGCAGTCCCAAAAGGACGTCGAGTACCTCGAGGGGCGCCGGCTCGCCCGCGAGGGCCAATGCGCCGCCTTCGGTGTGCCGCCGGTCCTGGTCGGCGATATGACCCGCGCCACCTACTCGAACTTCGAGAATGCCGAGCCGATCTTCTGGAAGATCACGATGCTGCCGAAGCTCGGCTTCTTCGCCACGTGGACGAAAGTCACGCTGATGCCCTTCTATCCCGACGTCGAGGACTTCCGCTTCGATACGACCGTCGTGCCGGCGCTCGCCCGGGCCGAAGGATGGCGCTCCGAACGGGCCGCGAAAGAGGTGTCCGGCGGCCTCAAGACGCCGAACGAAGGCCGCGGCGACCTCGGCGACGATCCGATTGAAGAAGCCGGCGCCGACAGCTTGTGGATGCCGACGAAATCGCGGCCGATTGTCGACCTCATCGAAGCCGCGCCGACGCCGCAACTCGAAGAAGAGCCCGGCGTCAATGTGCCGAAGGCGCGGCCCGGATACCGCCTCGAGTCGTGGGTGCTGCGCGAGTCCAAGACGACCGTCACCGAGTGGCTGCGCAACGCCCTCGAGGCGAAAGCCCGCTTCTCCGAGCGCGGCAAAATGGAGATCGTCAAGCACTTCGCCGAGCAGCGCGACCGGGTTCTCTCCATCGTGGAGGGGCAGGAAAAGGCCGCGGAGCTCGAGCGCCTGCTCAGCGAGTACGGATGGTCAGACGACGCCGCCAACTTCCATCAGGTCGTGGAGACGATGCAAGAGGGGCTCGCGCTGGCCTCCTTCAAGATCACCGCCGAGGCCGTCGATCAGGCGGCGAGCGAGTCGCTTATCGCGCGCACCCTGAAAGCGCTCGCCAACCGGCCCGAGGGCATCGCCTCGGTCTCGGGCCGGGTCAAGAACGAGGTGCTCGAGGAGGTCCGCGAAGGCATCGCCCACGGCCTCACCTATCGGCAGATCGCCGAGGGCGGCACCTTCACCTCCACGCAGGCCGGCGCGCCTGACGTGACGATCAAGGGGATCAAGGGCGTCTACGAGGAGTACACGACCTGGCAGGCCGAGCGCATCGCTCGGACCGAGGCCGCCGTTACCTTCAATCAGTCGAGCGCGGGGCTTATGCGCGAGGCGGGTATCGAGTCCGTCGACATCATGGACGGCGACGAAGACGAGGAGTGCGCGGACGCAAACGGTTCGCGGTGGACCCTCGAGGAATACGAAGCCAACCCGATCAGCCACCCGAATTGCACGCGGATTGGTCTGCCCGTCATAGAAGTCCCGAAATAGGAGGAATGAAGATGACTAGTGGATTCGGTCGCCCCGTCGCGGCCCACGTCTCCCCGGAGTCCGGCATCTACGTGCCCGAGCTCCCCGGACTCAGCACGGAAAAGCTCGCGCTCGCCGACGGCGTCGCGCAACTCGCCCGCTTCTCGCCGAAGGCCGGCTTCGGCCTGGTCGGGCTCGGCTTCGACGTCAGCGACTCGAGCACCGCGGCGAACGAGGTGCAGAAAGTCCAGGTCAAAGCGAAAAAAGGCACCTTCACGCTGACCTTCAGGGGTCAGACGACGGCGCCCATCGCCTTCAACGCGGAAGCCGCGGCGGTGCAGGCGGCGCTCGTCGCGCTCTCGAACATCGCCTCGGGCGACGTCGAAGTGACCGGCGGGCCCGGCGACGAAAACGGCACCACGCCGTACATCGTCACCTTCAAGGGCACGCTCGGCAAACAGGACGTGCCGGCTCTGACCGCTGACGCGACCGGCCTCACCGAAGGCACGAAAACGGTCACGATCACCACGCAGACCCCGGGCGACTCGGTCGCCGTCGACGTCGGCATCTACGACGCGGACCTCAACCTGCTCGGCTCGAACGGCGGCCACGAAGTCGCGGCCACGGCCGGCGCGAAGGCGCTCGACTTCGCCTCGGTCGTGCAGGTACAGCCGGGCCGTTACTACTACGCGGCCCTCGGCTCGCAGGGGGGCGCGGCGAAAGTGCTGCACCTGGTCAGCGCCGACGCGGCGGCGGCCGACCTGCTCGGCGGCACCGCCGGCAAGCGCGAGCTCATCACACTCGCGGCCGGCGGCTACCCGCTGCCGAAAACGGTCGCCATCGGAGAAGCGGCCGGCACGAAAGCACCGCTGATGGCGCTGCGGACGGTCGCCGCGTCCTAACCCGGGAAGTCGAGTCCCGTCGGCGCGATCCGGGCGGCGGGACTCGACCTCGGCAAACGAGGGGAGTCCTATGAAATACCACGTCGAAAAATCAGACGAGTGTCCGGAGACTCATCCCTGGGCCTGCGTCAACAGCGACAGCGGCATGGTCATGGGCTGCCACGCGACCAAAGCCGAAGCTGAAGCGCAGATGACCTCCCTGATGGGGAAAAGTGCGCCGAGCGGCGAGCGGCATCACAAGGCACGGCGGTCGGTCTTCCCGATGTCGCGTCTTCGCCTCGAGGAACCGTCGGATGACGGACGCCGGCGGATCGCCGGCTATGCCGCCGTGTTCGGCAACCGCGACGCCTACGGCGACATCATCATGCCCGGCGCCTTCGAGCGCACGCTTCGCGAGAAACCCGATGTCAAGGTGCTATGGCAGCATTCCACCCGCGAGCCCATCGGCAAGCAGGAGTCCGGCGTCGAGGATGAGTTCGGGCTCGACGTGGTCGGCGTCCTCTCCAACATCCCGAAGGTGAAAGACGAGGTCGTGCCGCTGATGCTCGACGGCGTCGTCACCGGCCTCTCCATCGGCTATGACGTCGTGGTCGAGGAATACAACGCCGAGCTCGAAGCCTGGTTCCTCAAGGACATCGACCTCTGGGAGTGGTCGCCCGTCACCTTCCCGGCGAACGAGCTCGCGACGGTCAGCGAGGTCAAGAATCTCGGCGGTCGCGACGACGAGCACGTCGCCCGGGTGAATCGCCACTCGAAGGCGCTGATCCACGAGCTCGAGGGGTACTTCGCAAAGTCTGACCGACGAGGGGTGCTACCTTCGGAGCAGATCGCCACTCTTCACGCCCTTCTCGGAGGCAAACTCCCCGGCGCTGAAGCGGTTAACGCAAAGTTGATCGAGTTGGCCTACATGCGGGGCGCAAACGATTTGCTCGAGGCGCTCGGCTCACCACCTATCGAGAAGGAGTGACGATGTTCCACAACCTGACGACGTTCGGCGTCATCGCCCTCGCGGTGTTCGCCCTCCTCGCCGTGTGGCTTGCAGTCGAACTTCCCGGGGCAGCGAAGCCGCGTCGCGCGGTCAAGCGCCTCGGCTATCGCTTCGCCATCGGCTGCCTGTCCGTAGCGCTCATCCCATTGTCGGTCGACCCCGGCTTGCACGCAATCGTGCACGCGAGCGGGCAGGGCCGCGAGGGAATCGCCAAGCGCACGGCGCGCAAAGTGTCCGGCGGCTCAATCCGACTCCGCGGCGCCTTCCGGGCTTTCCGCTCGGTCGGGCTCGACGGGCTCTTCGCGGCGCTGCGAAATCCGCTCACGGCGAAGATGTTCGTCTTCCCCTTCGCCGGCGCTGACGGCGATGACGACGACACCCTCGGAGATGGCGACCTCGCCACGATGAAGGCAGTCGGCGAGCAGGTCGACAAGCTGCGCGGCGACCTGGTCAAGCGTCTCGGCGAGATGGACATAAAGGGCGAGGACAAGGCCGAGGTCGAGAAGCGCGAGAAGGAGCTCGGCGAAAAAGTCGATGAGCTCGTCGCCTTCTCCAAGAAACGCGAGTCGACCGAGATGGCCGACTTCAAGGCCGAACTCGATGAGCGCATCGAGAAGTTCGAGAAGCAGGTCAAGGACTACTTCGACCAACCGGCCTCGGGCCCGCGGGGCGCAGGCCTCAAGCGCGGCAAGGAGCTCGAGCGATGGGAGGGCGACAACCTCTTCCTCGAAATGCGTGACGCGATCAAGACGCACGATCAGGAGCTCTCGAGTCGCCTTCACGACTACGAGGAGAAGTTCAACTCGCCCGAGCGTCAGAAGGCATGGGCGACCGAAGACCTCGAAGACGTCGACCTGATCCTCCCCGACATTCAGCAGGCGCTTCCGTTCCTGCGGGCGCAGGCGAAGGTCGTGCAGCTTTTCCGAGAGATTCGGACGAGCTCGCCGGCGGTCGAGTTCCCGGTCTTCAAATCGGGGCTCTCAGTCGGGCACGTCGATGAGGGCGAACCGAAGCCCGAATCGGACCCGACGTTCGACCTCGAGGTGGCGCGGGTCTTCACCATCGCCGGCATCTCCGACGTCCCGAACCCGACGCTCGAAGACTTCCCGGCTGCTCGCGGGTGGATCAGCACCGAGCTCGGCACCGTGACCGGAGTGCAGGAGGAGAACGACGTTCTCAGCGGTTCGGGAACGGGCGAGCCTCTCGGCATCCTGAAAAACGAAGACATCCCGACTCGCAAAGTCGATGAAGCGGCGAAAGCATCCGCCGGGCGCAACTTCATCACCTCCATCTTCCGGGCGGCGCAGCAGGTCCGCGTCGAAGGGCACATGGAGCCGACCGACGGGGCGCTCAATCCGGCCACGTGGACGGACATCGCGCTCTCCTTCGAGGACGCAATCGGCTTCCTCTACGGGCCGATGCAAACCGAGGGAACCTCGGACAGCGGCCCGCCGCTCGGTCAGGCGCCGCCGCGGATCCTGGGGCTGCCGATCACCTGGTCGAGCTACATCCCGCTCGACGCCGGCGAAGAAGAAGACGAGTCGCCGATCATCGTCGGCAACTTCATGGACGGGATCGTGCTTCGGCGCTCTCCCTTCCGCATCGACATCGACACGAGCATCGGGTTCAAAAAGAATCTGACCTCGTTCCGCGGCGAGGAGCGGATGGGCTTCATCGTCGTGCGGCCGAAATCGTTCGTCACCGTGACGGGCGTCAAACCGACCCCGGTCGTCTAGGGGCTGACCGGCGATGGCTGACACGAAAGACGGCAAAAGCGGTGGCGCCAAGTCCACCGGCCCATCTCGTGACAAGTCGGACTCTCCCTCGCGCGACAAGCGCGGGGGAGGGAAGTCGGGCGGCAGCGGCCTGCCCGAGCGGAAGGATCGCTCGGGCACCCGTCGCCACCACGACCGCAAGCTGACGCCGAGCGAGGCCGCGGATCGGGCGCAACAGCGCGCCGATGCGCGCAAGGCCTCGGTCGCGACTCAGAAGCAGGATCGGGCAGACCGACAGCCGAAGGGTTGGGCGGGACGCAGGGCGGCCCGGCGCGGGCGGTAAAGGGTGGCGCTCGCCGATCAGGCACTCGTCAGCACCGAGGAGGTTCGCACCTACCTCGCCGTGGGGAAAACGGACCTTCCCGGCGACGCGCTGCTCGAACAGATCATCGAAGGGCTCTCGGCTCGGATCGTGGAGCGGACGGGTCATTGCTACATCAGCGACGACTCGAAAGACAAAGCCTCGAGCCGAGAGTTCACCTTCGACCCCGGCGCCAAGCACGCCGAGATAACCGACTGCCGCTCGGTCGAAAAAGTGGAGGTGAGCGGGACACCGGGCGACGAGGCGACCTGGCGCTTACTCGGCGTCGAGGAATACGCGCTCGAGCCGCTCAGCGGTTCGGCGGCGACCTTCACCCGGGTTCGCTTTCTTCTGCCGCAGGAGTTGCCGGCGCAGGGCGTCGGGTGGGGCGTCCTCTCTGCGCACGTTCCCTCCAACGAGCGCGGCGGCACGCCCTGGCCGAACGAGGTGCGGGCCGAACTCAATTCCTACGCCGTGGTGCGGGTCACCGCGAAATGGGGCTTCGGCCCGGATCGCACAACCGTGCCGCCGAACGTCAAGCTGGCGCTGCTCATGTGGTTGCAGAACATCCACAAGCGCGATCAGGCCTTCTTCTCCGAGGACTTCGGCAAAGCGATGGCCGGCCTCAAAATGCCGGCCGACGTCGAAGAGCTCCTCGAGGGCCAGGAGAGTTACACGACCTCGGCGGTGGCGGTATGAAATTGCTGATCGAGTCCGAGGGCGACGCCCTGGCGGCGAGCGAGCACTTCGCCGCCGACGTGGGCCCGGCGCTCCTTCGCGGCCTGCTCAAAGCCTCGCTGCTCCTCGGCAAGCTGATCGCCGAGAAGGTCGAGGCCTTCAAGGAAACCGTCGGCACGCGCCGACTCTCCCGCTCCTTCCTCGTGCCGGTGCCGAGCGAGGAGGGCAGCTTCATGCTCGGCAAGGACTCGCCCGTCTACGCGGCGATCCACGAGTACGGCGGCACGATCAAGCCGATCCACGGCGACTACCTGATCTTTCAGACGCCCGATGGCGCGTGGCACGCGGTGAAAGAAGTCAAGATCCGCGAGAAGCGCTACGCCCGCGATGCGATGGAGGAGTTCGAGGCCGGCCACGAGGCCTCTTCGATCCTCGCCGCCGAGTTGACGGGAGTGTTCACGGCCTGATGCCGACGCTCACCGAAAACCCGCTCGCCGAGGTCAAGGAAGGCCTCGCGACGAACTTCGAGCTCGTGGAAGGGCTCACCGTGCTCGGCTATGAGCCGACGCAGGCGCCGGCGCTTCCCTTGCTGACGATGCAAACGCGCGGCTTCGTCCGCGCCAAGCTCGACAGCGACGAAGTTCAAGGCCCGATTGTCGACCCGCTGATGGGCCGGCGGTGGGTTTGGAGGTTGTACGTGCGGGTGTGGGTCGCCCTGAAGTCAGACCCCGAGGCCGCGCAAGACGAACAGGACGCGCTCATCGCGAAGGTGGTTAGCGCGCTCGAGTCAGACCGCTCCCTCGGAGGGGTTGCGAATGACTCGACTCTCGCATCTGGCGAGTCGGTCATTGTCCGGCCGCAGTCGGGGCAGGCGATGCTCATGCTCACGTGCGATTGCCAGGTCGAGACCGAGGAACCCCTAAACACATAAGGAGTCAGAGATGACGAGTCAGCGATACGCGAAATTGGAGCTCGAGTCGACCGAAGGCAATGAGAACACCGCCTCGGTCGTGAAAACGAAAGATTGGTTCCTGCCGGCCGAGGAGATCGGCTTCGCGCCGACGCCGGCGCTGCTCGACCGCTCGGACGAGATTCAGCAGATCGACGGGCGGATCATCGGCGCGCAGAATGAATACGCGCCGACGGGTCAGGCGAACATGCGCGCATACACCCGCTACATGGGCTTCCTGATGCTCCTCCTCTTCGGGGAAGTGACGACGGTCGAACCCGATGGGACCACCACCAAAGATCCGCTCGAAGCCGTGCTGCCGAAAAAAATCTTCAAGCACACCTTCAAAAAGAAGCCCGGTTCCTCACCGGCGACGGCCCGCGCGACCCTCGCTTACTTCGACAAATGGCTCGAAGCCCGCGGGGTCAGCGTCGCGAGCATGGCCTTCTCCCTGGCGCAGGACGGCGTCAAGGCGCAGACGGCACTCATGGCGAACTACCTCAAACGGCTCACGGTCGACCCGGCGGACACCATCTCGAACACCGATGCTCTTTCGGTGCTGCCGTTCCGCCGGCGCAACCTGAAAGTCACCGCGACCTCGCTTGCGGCGACGAAGCTGCTCGACTCGGTCGACTTCTCCCTCGAGCAGTCGCTCGAGGCGGTGCATCCGCTGGGAGTCGCGTCCGGTTTCCCGCAGGCGACCGAACGGGTGAACTCGCCCGACGGCTTCCTGCACTTTCAGGGAAGCCTTCAGCGTCGGGACTTCGATGTGGTCGATTGGGATGCCCTGATCGCCGCGTCGATCTTCGGGTTGCAGTTCATCTTCCAGTCCGAGCAGAACATCCCCGGCTCGGAAGGTGGCAACTACCCCTACTCGATGTTCGTGGAATCGCCTTCCTGCCAGTTCACCGGCGGCGGTCCCGAAAACCTGAAGCAGCAGGCCCGTCACGAGTCGTCCTATGACTGGCAGGCCGGGTCTTCGGAAACGGGGAAAGCGGACGTCACCGTCACCGTCATCAACGACGTCAAAAGCTACACCGAATAGGCCGGATAGCCGGCCACCCGCCGGCGCTCTTCGGGGCGCCGG